GGTACGGTTGGAGGAAGAGGATCAAATGGTGCATTACATGGTTTGACAAAATATAACATGGATCACGCTCCAAGCAACGAATTTTTCTTAGAATACGTAGCTCGCCCCCAAACAGCGGAGATATTTTTTGAGGAGGTATTGATGGCATGTGTATTTTATAGTATGCCTATTTTAATAGAGAATAATAAACCACGTTTACTGTATCATTTTAAAAATAGGGGTTATAGAGGATTCTGTATGAATAGACCTGACAGGCATTATAATAAATTATCTAAAACTGAAAAAGAAATAGGCGGTATACCTAATACTTCAGAAGATGTCAAGCAGTCTCATGCATCTGCAATTGAGTCATATATAGAAAAATATATAGGAGTAGATTTAGAAGGTACATATAGAGAACAAACATCGATGGGATCTATGTTATTTACTAGAACTCTGGAGGAATGGGCAAGGTTTGATATAAATAACCGTACTCAATTTGACGCCACTATCAGCTCAGGGCTAGCAATTATGGCAAATCAAAAATCACTATATTTACCTATTCAAAAACAATCAAAAATAAGTCTTAACTTTGCAAGATATAGTAACACAGGAAATTTCAGTGAATTAGTTAAATGAGAGAAGTTAGTATAAATATTGCATCTGTTGGATTTCCTAATCAATATGCATCAGATGCTGAAAAAGAAACAGAAGAATACGGACTTCAAATAGGACAAGCTATTCAATATGAGTGGTTTCGAAAAGATTCAAATGGTTGCCGTTACTATACACAGTGGAGAGATTTTAATCGACTACGTTTATATGCAAGAGGTGAACAGTCAATTGCTAAATATAAAAACGAATTAGCTGTTGATGGCGATCTTTCATACTTAAATCTAGATTGGACTCCAGTTCCAATCTTGCCTAAATTTGTTGATATTGTGGTTAATGGGCTTTCTGAGCGTATATTCAAAGTAAAAGCATACGCTCAGGATGCTTTATCTCAAGCCAAAAGAAGTAAGTATCAGGATATGGTCGAGGGACAAATGGCGGCAAAACAGATACTAACAACTGTTAAAGAAAAAACTGGATATGATCCTTTCATAGTTGATCCAGATGAACTGCCCGCAACAGATGAGGAGCTTTCATTATACATGAACCTTAATTACAAGCCAGCGATAGAGATAGCTGAAGAAGAAGCTATTGACACTATGTTTGCTGAAAATCATTATGAAGATATAAGAAAACGTATTGACTATGATCAGATGGTCGTAGGTGTGGGTATGGCTAAACATGAGTTTCTTCCTGGCTCAGGGGTAAAATTATCTTACGTAGATCCAGCAAATGTTGTTTATAGTTACACTGAAGATCCTTTTTTCAAGGATTGTTTTTATTGGGGTGAAATCAAAACTGTAGGTATTACGGAGCT